ATGGAAAAACAGGCCGAGACATGGATGATGATTCACGGTGTGCGTGGCTGCAAGGAAGACATTAACAAACAAGCAGCTCAGTTTGCAAGAGAAATTGCAGAACGATTGATTATTAGATCTGAATTTTGATAGGAGGCAGATATGCCGTGGATTGAAAATGTAGCAGCCGCTGACATCCCAACAGGATTCCATCATGCGGCCGGGGAGAATAGTATGTTGATCAGCATTACTGATCCCGCAAGCTGGCGTCCAGAAGCCAAGCATGAATTCAAAGAGCGTCATGACTTTGAGTTTTTGGACATTGAAGAAAAGGACTTTGCTCTAGATGAAGCCATGCGTTGTAGTCATGAGCAGGCCGCAGAGCTTGTTCGACTACTGCAACACGCACTAGAAAATCGCATGAATGTGGTTGTTCATTGCTATGCTGGCATTTGCCGATCGGGTGCGGTCTGTGAGGTTGGTGTAGCAATGGGGTTTGATGACACTGAGAGATTCCGTGCTCCAAATTTGTTAGTCAAGCACCGCATGATGAAAGCGTTAGGATGGACATATGATCCAGACGAAAAGCCAAACTTAGATGATTGGCGTACTTTTAGGAATGAACTATGAGTATTTCAAGAGCAGAACAAAGCGTTATCAAGTATAATCTAGAACAGTATCGTTTAGATCAGACTCGTTTGGAAAAACAACGAGAGCAAGATTACGCCAAAAAAATCGAAGAACGCAGACTTGATCAAATCATAGCAGAACGAGTGAGCAGAAATCTTCGTTTAGATTTAGACAAAGGTCGTCACATTGATTTAGAATGTTAAACATGAATAAATTGCAAGAAAACGGAAAAGTAGGTGTAGTGTATTCTCCCGGATTTGGAGCAGGATGGTATACGTGGAACACAGAATATCCAGAAATTGTTTTTGATCCAACTATAGTAAAATATGTGGAAACAGAACGCTGGGATGAACTCAAGGTATATGTAGAGTTAAAGTATCCAGAAATATATGCCGGAGGTATGGACTCATTACAGGTAGAGTGGGTTCCTGTAGGAGCCCAGTTTAAAGTAACAGAGTACGACGGCAACGAATCTATAGAATATAGAGACAGTGACAATTGGTTAACAGCTTGAAAGGCAAAAAATGGCAGGTAAGGCAAAATCGGTTTATTTGACTATAAACCCAAAAGGTGGATTTACAACAGTATTCCAAAAAGTATTCTTTGATGCTAAGGCATACAACGATTACGTTAAGTCGGAAGAATTTAAAGCCAAGTGGCCTAAAGAAGAGTTTGATATTGTAAAAGAAACTTATTAAAGAAAGGAGGCGAATATGCCTAGTGTATTCTTAGTAAGCGACACGCACTTTGGACACACAGGTGTATGCCGCTTTACCCGTAACGATGGTGTTACAAAATTACGTCCATGGGATAGTCCCGAAGAAATGGACGAAGCTATGGTCAAGGCTTGGAACGAACGTGTAAAACCCACTGACAAAGTCTACCATTTAGGTGATGTTGTTATTAACCGCAAGGCCTTGAAAATCTTACATCGGTTAAACGGTGACAAAGTGTTAATACGCGGTAACCACGATATCTTTAGAGACGAGGACTATCGCGAACACTTTAGAGAATTACGTGCCTACCACGTGATGAACGGACTTATTTTAAGTCATATTCCGTTGCACCCAGAGTCATTAGGCCGCTTTGGTACTAACATTCACGGTCACTTACACGCCAATCGTGTAATGATGGAACCTGCAGGTAAGTATGGAATTCCTGTAATTGATACTCGCTATCATTGTGTATGTGTAGAACAAACTCCGGATTTCGCTCCTATCTTGTTTGAAGATGTTATCAAACGTATTGAAGCAGAAGGTGGTACCGTTGGATTTAAGAGTGGCAACGGACCCACAATGTAATTGGTTTCCTGAGCATGTTTTTCAACACACTATATAGATTTTTATATAATATATAACTGTTAAATATAGTCATGAGGCCAATTGATATTTTATATACACCGTTAGTGTCGCTAGATTTTCCAACTTATGATTATACAAAGTTGTTATCGTGGGTACATAAATTTTATGTTACTCAAACAATTCAATCTCGACCAGATTCAAGTAAACATATAACAGGTGATATATATCCGTGGACTATCATATATGCAAAATACGATAGAGTATGGCGTTTTAATTTTGATAAAGAATTTCCACAATTAGCTTCTTTTTTTGGAGATGCATACAACTTAGCAACTTCAGAAATCGACTCTGTTGTTTTACTACCAGTAAAAGACAATCATCGTGGATTAGGATTTTGGCACCGTGATCCTGATAAATGGGGACTACGTATGTATTTAGAAAACACAGAGTTAGAAAACTCTCTGTTGATTAAACCAACAAAACTTCCACACAATTCACATTCAGAATTACTATCAGCAATTGATCCTCTTGGACCTTGGGAATTTATTCAAGATGTACAATATGCGGCTAATATTCCAAATCCGCAACAAGTATTTTATATCAATAACGTGAGAGCAATCCATGCTGTGAATAAAAATATACCCAGTTCAAAAAGACTTGCTGTAATAGTAAGCACTGGCAAAACCACGTCTGAAATTCCTCAACATCTTCAAAACTTAATTGTATCTTCTGCCGAACATTATAAAGATTCAGCAATTTATTGGAGTCCAGAAATTTAATTATCTACCAATAAATAATTATTATATAAGATTACCTTTTTTCTTGTTAAACGTAAATGACGTAATCTGAATATTTTTGTTTACTATCCTCTAATACAGATTGTAAACAATCTTTAATTAATCCTTGATACATAATTAGTTGTTTTTTATGCCCGATGTAAAAATCAGTAGCGTGTTTTACTTTTGCATCATCATACCACCATGTGTTAGTGTCTTCCGGTAATTTTAGATAGTGCTTATTGGTATTGCTATCTTCATACCACCAAGTTTGTTTTGGATTGTTATCAATTAATAAACTTCTTATTGAATTGTATTCTGTCTCCTTTGCATAGTCATGATGAGCATGGACTCTACCTAAACTTTGCAACACCCGGACTAGATGCACTTCAATGGGCAGTTTATCTATGTTGTCAAATAATGATGGAAATAGTTCAGGACAGTTTACATTCTTGCATGTATACGGCATGATATCATTTGGGTTTATACCTGGTTTGACATAGATATCAAATCCCACCCAGTAAACTTGTTCTATATTTTTTGTCTGTAACGACTTCGGCACAAATTTTTTATTTTGTTCCCATACGTTATTCCATATTTCCCAGTCATTGGGTATAACCTTAGGAAAAATTAACGGAACTGATACAGGAATCATTTTACAGTAATTAATTATAAATTATATAATCTTTATATTTTTCAATACTTCTATTCAGGAGTTCTAAATGTTTTATAGAATCTAGTTTGCCTGCAATAAACATTGTAATTTTTCTATACTCGGCCGGCGCCATAAATGATCCGTGATATCCTAAATGATTATTTAACACAAACCAATCAGTGGTATCAGGAAGTATAGGAAATACTGGATTTAATTCTTCTTTAGGCCTTGTATCATATTGAACAATATCAGGATTTGTAGAGTTTGGTAAAACATAAAATGTCTCCAATACATCACGCATCACTAGATTTTTGTAAGCAGTGGGACCTAGATTGGAGGGTGCTAGTGTCTTGGCAATAGGATCCTGGTGGGGTTTGTTATTGACAAATTGTTCTCTAAAATCAAAATGTCCACCGTTATCATAATCTAGCAACGGAATCGCACGTAGTTTTTCATCCAGATCTGGAAAAAGTTTCAATAGTTCCGGATCAATTGGCTGATTTGTTTTTTTAAAGTTGACCCAATTCCAATCTTGATGTCTTTCTTTTCTAGCATCAAAGTATTCTAATGTCTTGTCTCTGTTTAATTCCAGCTTAGGCAGATCAATCGGTAGCAATATGATATTGTTCATATGTTATTTAATCAGGCGTCATGAGTTACATAATAAATACTGAGTGAAACTATTCTCATCTTCCCCGAATACATTGCGT